GTGGAATCGCATTGCTTGTGATGGATAAACCAAAGCATGCTTGGCGTTAGCATCATCACCTGTGTAGTTAGGGCTTACAACTAAATCAAGTCCAGCAACTGTGCCGTTTGTTGATCCTTGTGTAATTACGCCGGCAGCATTTTGTGGTGCTGCTGCTGCAAATAATGGACGGCTATCAGCTGTTGCTGCAAGCAATCCAGCAAAATCAATTCCGTTTGTTCCACCTGAAGGAGCAACCAATAGTCGGTTAGGTGTAAAGCGCATTACGCCATAGGAATCAGAAATTCCATCAACGATTGATGCGTAGATTGATGCGCCAGTTGATGCACTTGCATTCTGTGATGCAATTTGTGCAGCATATTGATCGGTCTTTTGTGCATAAGATGCAGCTAACTCACGAACCAATAATTCTGCGAATGCTGGGTCTGAACGATCAAACAACTCAACATTTACAACATTTGCTCCAGCGAACTTGACGATTGTGTCCTCTTGGAATGTAACAGCGGTGTCAGTTGATGAAAACTCTGAACCTTCTGAAGTTACTGCAACAGTTGCTTGTGTGCCCAACTTAGGTGTGAAAATTTTCATTCCTGTTGCTGGTAGTGGTGCTCGCTCAATTGAATCAATAAATGGACGGCTTGAATCAATTATGCCGATGAGATCGCGCAAATAGTTTGGTGGAACAGTTCCGGTGTTCTCAGTAACTGTTGCAATCTGTAATGCTGCAAGTAGGTCACGAGCATCATTGTCGCCACCTAGTGCTTTGATTTGTGCATTTAGATATTGTCCTGCTGTAACATTTGTATCAACGCGTGGCTTTGTGTATGCCATGTAGTTGGCTGTTACAACTGGAGCCTGTGTCGCTTCTACCGCTTCGGTTGCGATAGGAGCCTCAGAAGTAATTTCTGACACTATGTTCTCCTTTGTTGTGGTTTCCTCAGCGGTTGCTTCGGAATTCTCTGGTGTTTCACTAGCTGCAACCTCAGCTACTCTTGCGCTGTCAATTGCAGGATCTGTTACAAGTGAAACTTCCTGTAGTGTGCTTGATTTAATTCTTAGCACGCCTTCCTCATTTTTCCATTCATTAATTTTTACACCCACGCTAAATCCATCGCGAAGCCCAGTTGCAGCCTCCTCCAATGCATCATCCGCACGAAAAGTTTTGGCTAAACGAAATGTAGCCTCTAAACCTGTATCTGTTGAAGTTATGTCAATCAATTTTCCTAAAGGTTTGGTTGTTTGATGCTCAAGCAATAATTTGACAGGCTTTGAGAAATCAATGCTGTCTTTTTCAAATACTGTTAATCCTGCGCTAGTTGAACCTTGCTCATCCCATGTAACTATCTTTCCTGAGATTGTGCGTTTGTTTGTATCGGCAGCTGTTATTTCTATTGGGAAATTAATCTTCATCGGATTAAGTCCTCCTCCTCTTGGATTTGCTCAATGCTCATTGCACCGATGCGATTTAGGATTTCATAAACTTGAGCACGCTCTAATGCTGAACCTCTCAAGAAATCATCTATGTCAAATCTAGTTTCGATTCCGTTAGGGCAGAAATCCGCAGCGGATAGGCGTTGCTCAATGGCAGTTAAGATTGGTCGTAATGAAAAATCAATAAGTGCTTTGCGTTCCATAACTGTTGTGCTATAAGTCATTGAGGTAACTTCTGCTGACACGAATGATGCAGGAATGCCAGCTGCGCGTGCAATTTCCAATGCAAGATATTGGCGTGCTTCATTTAATTGTAATTTAGCCGGATCAAAACCTAATGCTTGTAATTCGACATCGGCATTTAAGAATGCGGTTGCTCTTGTTGATCTTGACACTCTCCATGATTCTAATAATTTTGTAATTCGCTCTGGAGTTAAATTTGTGCCATTTGATTTAAGAACCATTTGTGGCATTGGTTCTTTTGCATACATTTCAGCAGCCTTTTCTAATTCAGCAGCTGCTTTAATAGTGCGACCTGCACGATTGAGAATTCCTTCATCTAATCCGTTAAATACAATTAATGAACCCAATCCGTATGGTGGCACTCGCTTGCCATCTACTGTGTAATATTCAATTTCTGTTGAATTACCATTTAGTGATGCGAATACTCTATTAGGTGCAACTCTTGTCCATGCTCTAATTCTTGAAGCATCAGTTGATGAGTAGGCATCCAAAATAATTCCATAGCCCACGCCGTATAATAAAATGTCCTCTGCCAACCATGCATAGATTGCAGAACCTGCAACTCTTGGATCTGGTTGCATAATTACGCGATTAGGTCTTATGTGTTCATTTGTAAAATGATTATATTGTTCAAGCGGTAAAGATCCGACTGTTGAACAAATTATATTTCTTGCGCGTGCTCCGGATGGTATTGCCATGTATTGTTCCCGCGTTGCAGTTGTTGTTCCAAATAAAATTCCGCCAACTAATTGTTGTGCGTTGTAAGGTGCTAATGCAGCAGCGACATCTACTGGTTGAATTGTCTGCTTTGTGGTAAAACGATCAAATAATCCCATTAGCACATAATATACCATATATCCTAATTATCCGACTTGTATATCTATTTCCGTTTCGGGTTGTGTCGCAAAATAAGTTACCAAAGCGGTTGCCACAGATGCACAAACTGCGACCCGACTTGCTCGCCTTCCAATAATCCAAGATCCATCACCATAAGGCAATTTTGCAGCTGACAAGGTTTGTTGTGTTAATTCCTCTTGTCCAGAATGCTGCAACCTGTGTGAGTTAATTGCTCCAAGCCATCGATCACAACTTTCCGCGTATATCGCCCCATCCATGTCAGTTACTTGAATGCCGGCAGGAACTAGCCTTGATGCAACTGCCTGACTTGTCCGTTTGCTATAAGCCACAGTTTGCGTGTTGTATTTCCTCACATAAGGCGCAATATCGTTTGCAACTGCTAGATCGTTCAAGCTGTAATCATTTGACCAAGTATGAAGCAATTGCACATAAAATCTTTCACCCGATAATCGTTGAGCAGCTACTAATGCGCCAAACTTTCTATCAGGCGACAAATCCAAACCAAGCCAAGTGGGTTGCTCAGGATCAAGCGGTATTGCATCTATCTGACACATTGCCCATTTTTGCGGATCAATTGCGCTGTTAATTGTATCCACCCACATTGTCAAAAGTTCTGTTTTTACAATATCCGGTGGATCATTGATTGCAGCTTTAATGTTATCTGGGTGAATTGTAATTCCTAAGGATGGGTTGGCTTGAGCAAATGCAGACCAGTTAATCTCACCTGACGGAAGCAAGATTGGTGCATCAGGTTCTGCGCTCCACTCAAACCAACCAATCGGGTCATTGGTCGTAGCTGATGCCAATGCCCTCTCGCGTAATTTGTTAAGTATAACTGAGTGCTGATCACCAGCTGAGGAATAAACCCATACTTGCGGATTTTTAGCACTCATCATTGAATAACGCATTGATGACCAAGCATCCTCATCTTTGTATTCTCTCAACTCATCCATGTGAATTGTTTCAGGTTTGCTTAATCCTCTAGCTGCATTGTTAGCAGCCTTTACAACAAATCGTCTGTTGCCAAATAACTCTATTTCCTCTGCGCCATGTTGCCATCGGATTTTCTTAACTTCCTTCTCAAGTGCAGGATGTTCCTCAATCAATGCAACAATCTGTCTAAATGTTTCAAGTGATGTAGTTAGTCTGTGAGCTGATGCAAGTTGTAATCCTTCGCCCCACACAAACATGCCGGTCAAGATACGCAACATCATAAATGTAGATTTTCCGTTTTGCCTACTGAGCAGTAACCCAACTTCATTTGTAGCCCAGCGATCATCCTCTTTTACTTTGTGAGCATGAATTGCAACAAACTTTTGCCAATCCATCAGCTGTATGCCAATCTCAGTTGCAAAATCGATCATTTCTTGACCTTTAGACGGCAAATCATTGAGTTTTGAGCAAATACGCGGTGTTTGCACACCTCCTAATGTCGATTGAGCGTGATCTAGGCTTATCTTACCCGTTTGTAAATCAATCAATTCGATCCAGTCTGATCGTGGCTGATCGAGGTGTTTTGTGGGTTAGAAAAGGAACG